TTGTGCCTTAATATCATCGGGCTGTCTAGTAAGATCAACCAACACTTGATTACGTTGATAATCTTCTAACACACGATGTTCTACATTTTCATGATCAACCCAACGTTGAAGCATAAAATTGTTCCAATTATATCCTTTATTCTTTCTATCTTCAAATGCATCTAACATACCCACTTTACTTTTTGTACCTTTTTTACGAGCACCTGGGAAAGCACTAAAGATATTATCACTTGTATCTCCACGTATACACTTTTCAAATAACAACCACTCAGGATCTCCTATCTCTTTAGGTTCTCCTGTTCGCTTATCTACTACTGCTTTACCACTATCATTAAATATACCTTTTGTAGTAATAAGTTCGCCAGTAATACCGTTATACTGACTTACATTATCATTCAATAACTGATAAAAGTCACTATCAGAACTGACTATGCAATGTTTAGCATCTGGATGATTCTGTATCCAACGAGCAATGAAATCATCTGCTTCACATTGCTTATCCTGCAGAACTGTTACATTTGTTTTTGTTTTTAAAAATTCTTGTAGGTTATCAAAGGCCCACCAATATTGTTGGTCCTCTTCTTGTTCTTTGTCCGTCTTTGCGGCTAGAACTGCCTGACGGTTTCTTTTATAGGGTTCATATACATCTTTACGCCAACTACGTCCTTCTAGACACATGACTACATGAGCACCATTCTGATCTTTCCAGACCTTGTTAATACTATTAAACATAATGTGATATGCCATACCAATTTTTGTATCCATATCATCACCACGAACAACGTGCCTAGCTCTCATAAACATATTAGCGGTATCAACTAAAATGTAGGTCAACTGGTTCTCCTTTTTCTGCATATAGTTTATTATATGACTATTTTATGAAAACGTCAAGCAAAATCTGCTTCATTAGATACTGATCTACATAATGTCGTAAACCAAGCATCAACTATCTCTTCTTCAGTGTTACCAACGTAACCACTAGCTCTTAACTTTTCAACAAAAGGCTTATTCCAATCAAGTTCAAAATACCCTTGACCTGGATTATCTTTTTCCATTTGTACGTTTAGTACTTTAACATAAGGTTCGTTTTTTGCCGTAGCTTTTTCTTTTTCAGACAAAGCATCCTTATCTTCTTTCCTTTTGAAAAGTTTGTTGATTTTATCAAACATATCTTCTCCTATTGTTTTTCCCACGGAACATCTTTATTTCCAAAATGTCCATAGGTACAGTTGTTACTATATTCAGTAAATTTAAATAAATCAAATCTACGAATAATACCTAACGGCTGTAGGTTTTTTGTACTAATCCAATTTTCAATAGCCGTTTTATTTGCTTCTTGATTACAATCAATATAAACTGCCATTGGTGCCTTAATACCTATAGCATATGAAAGTTGAATCGTTGCCCATTTTGCATATCCCATTTCTACTGCTTGGCGAGCTAACCAACGTGCCATGTAGGCCGCACTTCTATCTACCTTCGTAGGGTCCTTTCCGCTAAAAGCGCCACCACCGTGAGGAGCATAGCCCCCATATGTATCAACGATAATTTTCCTGCCTGTAAGACCAGTATCACCGTCAGGACCGCCGACAACGAAGTTACCGGTAGGGTTAATAAAAAAATTAGTTTTTTCAGCATCATAAAGTTCTCCTAGCTGATCCTTCATTACTACACGAGCTAATTCTTTTGCATCTTTTCCTTTACCTTCTGCGTGTTGAGTTGAACATACAACGTTTGTCGCATATGCAGGAGCGCCATCAATATACTTAATTGATACTTGGCTCTTTGCATCAGGTTTTAAAATATCTGTATTACTTAATCTTACAGTATCTAATGCTTTTAATATTTCATGTGAATAATGGATAGGTGCTGGCATGAAACTAGGAGTATCATCACAGGCATAACCGAACATTATACCTTGATCACCTGCTCCAAATTCATCTGTACCTAATCCTATATCACCTGATTGTGCATGAATTTTATTTATGAATTCTAATCTATCCCAATGGAAACCATCTTGTTCATATCCAATTTCACGTACTTTATCTCTTACAATCTTTTCTACTTCATCGTCACTTACGTTAAAGTTCTTTACTTCACCTGCAACCGTTACATGATTAGTTGTTACTAAAGTTTCTACTGCGACTCTAGTTGTTTCGTCACCGTTTTTTAGTCCTGCATCTACTAAAGCATCACTAATCTGATCTGCTACTTTGTCAGGATGCCCTGCACTAACACTTTCTGAAGTAAAAATATAATTACTTAAACTGTTATTCATTCTCTATTCCTAATAATGTTTGTAATTCACCATCTTGATACATCTCTCTGACAATATCACACCCACCTATAAATTCACCTTTGACATATAGTTGAGGAATAGTTGGCCAATCACTATAAACTTTGATACCTTCTCTCAGATATTGATTTTCTAAAACATTAACACCAGTAAAATCTACACCTAAGTTTTTTAAGATAGTAGATACTTGCATTGAAAATCCACATTGTGGAGCATCTGGTGTTCCTTTCATAAAAAGAACAACATTATTATCAGCTATTGCTTTTTGTATAGTTTCTTTTATTCTATATGTATTATCCATCTTTCTTCCTATCTTCCCAGAAATCTTCTAGCCGTCTCTATTGGATTCTTTAATCCTTCATACGTTTTATCGATAAACTCGATATGCCTACCTAACTTCTCGTTAAGTAATTTCTGTTCTTGTTCTATTTGATTTAACTTAAGATTAATTTTCTTAATCTCTTTAAATAGTTTAATTGTATCTTCTTCTGTCATTTTATCTCATCCACTCACATATGGTTGTTTGCCATCTTTGAATTTGGCATAAAAGTTTTTCTGTTCATGTATTCTTCCAAGAACGTTTTGTAGTTCAATCATCTCGGCTTTTAACTGAGGAGATGTTTCTCCGTTAGCAATAGCTAAACCTCGCCTACCTGCTTTTGCTCTTAGAGCTTCTTCTATTATTTCTATATCTCTTATCGATAACTTAAATGAAGTATTTGGCTTTGTCATTTTATCTCATCCATGAAAACATATTTTTAATTTTACCTTGTTCTTTCCATTCTAAATATTCGTGAATAGAATTTGGCATAGGTTTGGGTTTTTCTAATATACTATTCAATGGAACAATAACTAGAAAATATAAGAACCAATATGCCGTTCCAATTCTTCCAAGTAATATATAATATCCTTCAGCTGGCATTGCACCAACATATGTCAGCATCATAAAGTTTAATACAAAAATTATGAACCACTGTCTATGCATTGGCCTAAATATACAGGATCTTATTTTACTTCTATCCAACCAAGGAAGTAGAGCAAGTATTCCTATTGCACTAACCATAGCAATAACACCACCTAGCTTGTCTGGTATCGCTCTTAGAATTGCATAGAAGGGTAGGAAATACCATTCAGGTACAATGTGTGCAGGTGTTACTAATGGATTAGCAGGAATATAATTGTCTGGATGCCCTAATACATTTGGTACAAAAAATACAAAGGCGGCAAATATTGTAAAGAATAATATCATCATATACATATCTTTTGCCGTTGTATATGGATGAAATGTAACTGTATCTCTGGTGTCCTTTGGTTCAATACCTGATGGATTATTAGAGCCTACAATATGTAATGCAATTACATGAAGTATTACTATGCCTAATATCACAAATGCCAATAGCCAGTGTAATACATAGAATCTATTAATAGTAGGATCATCAACTGAGTATCCTCCCCATAGCCATTGTACTATTCCTTCACCTACTACAGGTATTGCACTGAATAAACTTGTAATAACTGTTGCACCCCATAAACTCATCTGCCCCCAAGGCAATGTATATCCTAAAAATGCGGTTGCTACCATTAAGAAAAATATTATAATACCTATTAGCCACATAATTTGTCTCGGATCTTTGTAGGATCCAAAATACATGGCTCTGAATATATGTAAATAAACTGCTATAAAGAAGAATGATGCAAGGTTCATATGCATATAGCGAAGTAGCCAACCATAGTTGACATCTCTCATTATATGTTCAACACTTACAAAGGCATCATCTGCTGATGGTTTATAATGCATACCCAAAGTTAATCCTGTTATAATTAGTCCTAAAAGACAAAACATCAGAATGCCACCAAAACTCCAGAAGTAATTTAAACTTCTTGGAACTTGAAAATCTAAATATTCATATTTGAACATACGGAATAAAGGTAGTCTATCATCAATCCAACCTAATACTCCTGTAAATGGCGAACCACCTACTTTACTTGTTTTTACTGGCTTGTAATCTTTCTTCTCTTCCACAATTATTTCTTTCTAATTACTTTTTAGTTTGAACTAACTTTTCAACAGTGTTGATATGTTTACCAAATTTTTCAACTAGTTGAGTTAACTTCTCGATCATTAATCTTTGTTGAAATTCTATCTGATCAATTCTATCTAAAATTTCTTCTATTTGATTATCTTCTACTTCCATATTATGTACCTATTGCATTACCAAAAAGATAAACATGAACTCTTGCCGCAACATTATATCCACGTTTAAATGCCTTTTCAGCAACCTTTCCTGCTCCTGCCGTTTGTTCTTCTTCTCTAGCACCTGTTGGCATAACCCATATGGGCCAATCAACACCTGCTTCTTTAAACTGTTTAATAACAGATTCCATTTCGTCCCATTCTCTATCTTGAGGACCTACTACAAACTTTAATTGTCCTTTGCTAGATAATTTTCTATATTCTGCAACCACTTCAGGCTTAATTGCCTTTTCTGGCTTTTCTCCTGATACTGTAAATAGTTTAGGGCTTACACTAAAAAATATTTCTGTATCAATTCTGTTTACCCATTCTATAAATGGATCTCTTAACTTTTGTGTTCCGTTAGTTTCAAATGTCATTGAACTTGGAAGATTGTTTTGTCTTTCAAGCTCTTCATATATTCCTATAGTTGCCAATTGTCCTGTTGCCATTAATGGCTCACCACCTGTAATACATAAATGTTGCCTTTGTCCTGTAACAGGGTGTAGGAATAATCCATCTGGGTTACTATCATTCTTCATTATATCAACAATTTTATTTGCCAATACTGTAGGCGTTTCTTGCCCCATTAATCCTTTAAACTTTTTAGCCCATGTATAGGAACTATCGCAACCTTTTTCCCATACAGGCAGATCTTCTACTCTTTTTACAGAGTCAACATCAAAATCTTCAAACGGGAGATCATACGTCTCTGGGTTAGTTGGATCTAGTTGCCCAAATCCATTACATTGCAAGTTACATAAGAAAAAACGTATCCAGGCTGTTGGAACTCCTGTATAATGTCCTTCACCCTGAATACTATGGAATATTTCAGAGAAGTAATATTTTTTCTCTTCTTTAACTGCGGAGGTCTTTTTCACAATACTATGCTCCTTCATTATATTTAGTCCTTTGCCAACTTGCATAATGGCTCACTGCTCCAAGAATCATGATAATCTTTAATACCATAATAGTTTCTTGTAGTAGTTTCCTTTACTAAAATGCCGTCTCTCTGTTTATATGTAATTAAGATAGCTCTAACTACGCCATCTGCTTCAGCTTCAACTGCATCTTTAAAGGGTCCAGGTTGTACTTTATCTGTCATGCACTTCTCCCAATTTGTTTAATTTTGTATTCACCATATGAACATATTTTAATATACTATGATCTATGATTTTTGTCAATGCGGAAACGTCTTTAGGAAAACAGGCACCACCATAACCCAATAAATTGTTATGATTTGGTGCCTGCATATGATTATTTCCTATACGTTCAAACATTCCTAGGGTAGATATCATAGCTTCATAATTTACTTCTGGAGGCAAAGTTTTATACATTTCATGAAACCATGCTACCTTAGTTGCTAAGAACGCATTGTGTACATACTTTATCATACTGGCTGTCTGTCTATTTGTGTAGACAGTTTCAATAGGATTAGTATGTATTTCTGCAAATATTTCAGCCCACCACATAGCATCTTCTTTGTTGTTCATATGATACCCAAAGATTTGGACAGGTTGATTTGCAAAATCTGATTTTGCATGACGTTCACGTAGAAATTCTGGATTGTATACTACATTATCATCATACGTTTGAAGTAGATCTGGGGTTACAGTACTCTTTAATAAAATTCTTTCTTTATGATTACATAACTTTAATACTTCTTTGATATGTTTATCATCACAAGATCCATCTTCTTTACTTGGAGTTGGTACACAAATAATTATACCATCTGCTTTTACTATAGCATCTACAGGATCGTTTTCTGGATATAATTTTGGATCAACTCTAGTTACTTCTACATCATGTTGTTCTAAAAAGTCTGCTACTGTTCCACCAACAAATCCACAACCAAATACTGCTATCTTATTATTCATTTTTATTCTTTCACTATTATAGGAGTATATCTTTTTAATTTATTACGTTTAACCTTTGCTTGATCTTTTAACTCTTGTTCTGTAAATAAACCATTTTCAATCATTAAGTCTAACATACATCTTACATCACCAGCTTCTTCTAACAAATTTGTATGTTTCTTTTTATCAATACCCCAACGTGCAATCTTCATAGAAGCCTGTACGAGTTCCCCACATTCTTCAGAAGTAACATATATAAGTTGTTTCAAAATTTCCGAATCTAACTGATCATAGTTTTTCATTTCGTGTTCTCTCCATTCTGTACTGTAACCGTCTGGGTATGAATTGACACTGTCTGAAACTTTTCTTTCTTGTCGCATTTTCCATAGCATCCAGTCATAGTATCTTTCTGGTTCTCTGTCTTCCATGTGTCATCTCCCTGATTAGTTACTTCTTTTATTATCTTTCTTTTAACAGGAACAGTTGCAACATCTACTGCCGTTAATGTTAGTTCACCCATTTTTACTATTGGAGGTCCAAAACAACCTGTTAAAAATATTAATACAAATACTAACAATAATAAAAATGTTATTCTCACTTAGGCTCCCAATGTTCATTACAACGTGGCTCGTATTGTCCTGCTCCACCTATTACAATTCTGTTACTTTTACGACTTAATCTTTGAGTCTTATTTGCATCTCTACCACAAACCATACAATAACTTTTTAAAGTTATTACTTCATCTGCCAATGCCATCATTCTACTTGTTGTCTCAAATGGTACGCCTAAACTATCCTGATTTAAACCAGATGCTACAATATTCACTCCTTCACGTAGAGCTTCTTCTACAAAGAATAATGTAGGTCCTGTTTCAAAAAATTGTATCTCATCTAAAAATACTGTATGAAAATTATATGGTTTAATGTTATAATTGTCTTTTACTAATTCTAAATCAATTACGTTTACGGCATCATGCCCTAAACCGTTATGTGTAATAATCTGGTTTTGACTATATCTGTCATCTATATGTGGTTTTAAAACTAGAATTTTCTTCCCCGAATGTTCGAGGAAGAGAATTCTTTTTAGTAGTTCACTGCTTTTGCCAGCAAACATAGGACCTGCGATCATTGCACAGGTCCCTCTATTGTATGTGTAGTTTTCTTTAACTGCCATTAGAACTTAACCGCGAACTTGATTCCAGTTTCGAGATTAGTTTCACCGTCAATACCAGTATAGTTGTTCCTTAACTCTGAAAACATAGTAATTGAAGTATTACTATCATTGTTTTGCATTGTATAAAACATACCTAAATTATATTCACGTGATTCAGTTGCTAGACTACTGTCCATTTCAGTTGTTTGAATGTCACCACTTAAACTTACTGATTCTGCAACCTCGAACTTGGCATCACCTGATGTGATTGCTACAGGAAGACCAGCAACAAAACCAAATGTGTTGTTGCCTGTCTTATATTTAGCACCTATATTTGCACTATTACTTACAAGCAAACTAGCATCTTTCATCATTGCTGAACCATTTACGTTTAAGTGTGTTACTCCTAAACTAGCATCTCCAAATAAACTAAACCCATTTCCAATTTCTTGTGTATGTGCAAGTTTAACGAAACTAGTTGTTGAATCTGTAACATTCATTAACATACTGTTAGCATAGTTTCCTAAGAACGTTTCATCTTCTTTAACAATACCAATTGATACTGTATCAGTTAGATCTTGTTCAACTGAGAAACCTAAACCTGTTTGACTCATTGTAATTGTTGTACCATCTGCTTGTACTACTGGAAGACCCATAGCATAAGAAGTATAAGCATTAGCATTAACATCATACATAGCCGCCTTAGTTGTATGTACTGAACGTGTATCAATAGTTGCTATCATCTGATTACCATCTACATAATAATCTCTATCAAAATCGTCAACTACCATCAATGAACTTAAAGCACTAAGATGTATTCCACCATTAAGACCTGTGTTACCTACTTGGTTAACTGTCTTAACTACGCCATCTACTCTGCCTGTAGTTGGAATACCAATAGCACCTTGTGGCTTTGTAGCATTATCTAAATCTAACAAACCTTGTCCATGAATATTCTCATCATAGTTTGCAATGTTCTTATTACCAGTTTGTAGGATTAACTTAACTAGATTTTCACCTTTCATGTGAGGCCACATTTGGTGTAGAACTGCTACTGCACCTGTTACTACTGGTGCCGCCATTGATGTACCACTGTTTACACGATACTCTCCGTTCTTATCAGGAGCCGCTACATACTGACCTGGTGCCATAATATAGAAGTCCTTGACCCTATAATCACTATTACAAGTTGTCTTATCATTTGAGTAATCATAACATACTGTACCAGCTTTGTTACTTGAACGTGCAATTTTATTAAATCGCATATCCCAATTACCAACAACAAGAGCCCTACCATCTAATAGTAAGTTACCATCTTTATCTGTTGCTACTGCTAGGTGAGCTGGATTAGTTACATAGTCTAATCCCTGATTACCAGCACTCATAACAATTACTGCTTCATGACCTTGCATACTATTGATAAAGTCACCTGAGTATTGCTGACTTGCCAACAAGTTAGCATAACCATTTTTACCCCAACCAATACTTTCATAGTAGTCATGTTTCAAAACATATACACCATCTTCATTCATTTTGTGCATATTTTGAGTATATGTCCAACCATAATTCATATTAGCTGAAACGTTAATAGCATCTGCACCTCTTTCAACTGCCCAATTGATTGCTTCATCTAGTTTAGTCATTTCAAAATAACCACTATTATGTGCTACCTTACCAATAAGCAGATCAGCATCTGGAGCAATACCAGTTGTTCCTTTGCCATCTAAATTTGCGGCCGCAATACCTGCAACGTGAGTACCATGTGATGCCCAGTTGCCATCATTTATTGTTTCAACATTTAGATCACAAGCTCTAGTAAAACATTCTGTATCTTTAATTTTACCTGCGAACTCTGAATGATCAAGATCAATACCACTATCCATAATTGCAATAGTAGAACCTTTACCTGTCCATCCACGTGACCATGCTATATGAGCATTTACTTCCTCAATAATATTACCATAGTTTTTTGCTAAAATTTCTGTTGCATAAAAACTATTAATTCTACTATTAAGATTTTTAACTGCGTCATGATAAGTAGAACCACCTTCACCATAAAGTGTAACATCTGACCTAGCCAAATATTGTTCTGGTGTTAAAACATTAATAGCAGGACCTTCACCATCTGAAGGATCAACATAAGCATACTGCCTAATAAACTCTCTGCCTACTTTTGTTTCTTGTTCACTTGTGGTTACAGTTGAAATCACTTTATGTGATACTGAATCTTCTACTTTTCCATTACTGTAATGTTTAGTTAGATATGTGTACTCAATTTGTTTTGTATGAATCTTTGTTTCAAATACTTTTGTGAGTACTGCATATACTTTAACCATATCCCCATCTCGTTCTTCAACGACTGAGTTTACTTCGCTGATAACTTTTGGGTCATCTCGTTCTACAGTAGTTTTTGTTTCCTTCTTAACATCTGTCTTAAGAAGTGTAACAACCTGTATTTTCTTTTCAGATACTTGTAGAGCTTCTAATGCTACAATTTCTGATTTATACCAATCTAAACGAGTCTTAATTCTCTGAAACCAAGAATATTTACTATACTTGGTTGCATACCTATTAACAATATTTTCGTAGATTGGAACGACTCGTGAATAATTACGAATCATTGATTTAATAAAGTTTTGTTGAATTACAGGGTTACTAATATTTTTAGCATATTCAACATAACTACGTCCTGCCGCATCTGCACTTGATGTAAAAGTACTAGAAAGACCTAGTACCATTACGGCAATTGCCGCAAACTTGATCATCTTGTTCATCTTTGCCTCCTGGCGTTAGTTTAACAATATCTATATAATAACATAAACAACCATGGTGTCAAGTATTATTTCTTACTATTTTTCGCTATTTTTGTGAGTTTTCTAATAGAGAACCAATTTTGTGGGTTTTCAGTGGCTGTTGATGCCAACATACTCCATATTTCTGTTGCTTCTGCTAGATTTAAACCAAAACCTACTACAGCCTCAGATTGTTTTTCTTTGGACCATTCTACTACTTCATAGACATCTACACGTCTAGGAATCTGTATAATTTGTGCCGATTTCATATCAATTTTGAGGGAGTATATCCTCTATCCTTTTTATTTCGGTTCCTGTTGCTACAACACAAGATTTTCCATTTGCAGAGTTTAAAAATACTGAATAAGAAAAATTATCAGGGTTCCTAGTAATAACAAGTCCAACAAATGGATCTTCAGGAGTAGCTAATCTATTAAAGCCAATGACCCATGCTACTTGGCCATACTCCAATACATAATTTGCCATTGTTTGTGTATCATCACAAGTAATTGTTCTCATCAATTTAAATGGATCTTTAAACTTTGGCGCTGGAGTTTCTTCTTTTGGTTTTGTATACGGCAGTACATTATGGTCTCCGTTATCCTTTTCTAAGAAATCTTCTGGACTTACACCTTGTGATGCATGAACAGGAAGAAATACGGAAGCCATAATAAACATTGTAATACTAGCTTTCAATAAGTTCATAATCATATCCTTTTCCTATGGTGTCTCCACCATCATTATCTAAAACCTGACCATCATATATAACTTTTGTTATAAAACGATCAGTGTTTACTTTTGTTGCATAAAATCTAAGTTTCTCTGGATCGAAATCTTCTGCATCAAATTCAGCTGAAAAGAAGTTACCCTTTTCAGTACTCCAACCCCAGAAGAAAAATCCTTCCATATCATCTGTACTAACAAAATCTGTTGATGTAATATCTGGTTCATCACTATCCCATACCATATTACCTTCATCATCTTGTACTGTTACTTGACAGTGATCTAATAGACAAGCATTTACATGAGTACAATCATCTAATTCATACCAGTTACCTAAATATACAGGATCTTCTGTATCGATTACTGGATTTGGTGTTTCATCATCTGGATCACTTTGTATCGGATCATTAAACAGATGATTATGTGTTGCATCTTCATGTTGATCTACCCAGAAGTTATATTGCTCTTCAGTAATTGTTCCTATTACTGATTCACCACCTCTTCCATTAATCTCTATTGAATATGTAGTCATTTACTATTTCCTCTTAAGGCAAAGAATAATCCACCTACCCACAATAATACATGAAAGTTATCATACAAAATTACATACATAAAACTCTCAGGTTCGCCAATCCATATAACACCTGTCATAATACAGCCAATAGTAAAACCACTAAATCTAGTTATTGCATCTCCTAGCCATGGCAAGATTTTATCCCAAAACACTAAACCACCAACAATCAAACCAATACCTGCACCTAATTCACCATAGGCTACAAACCACCATACAATGTATGGAAGATCAAATGCTTCTGCATCTTCAACTGTTACTGGAATTTTAGCAAGTCCTTGTTGAATGAAAACAATAACAATTGGTATTCTCAGTAATAAGGTTGAAAGAGATATTTCTTTCAACTTTTCATAGTATGTTGCAATTTGTATCAATCGTCCGATCCTTTTATTTGTACTTCATCTGTTAACACTAACGGTTGATCTAAATATGTTACCGTTTGTTTTATATCTCTTACATTTAATTGTGTAACATCACCGTCATTATTAAATTCTTGAAAAATATATACTCCTTCTTTTTGTAATTCAGCATATAAATTATTTAGATCTTTAACGGTTGCTACATAACTATTAACTAGTCCTTGTACTTTTTTATCTATCATTTTTATCCTTTCCTGCAAGTTTCCTCATCATTAGCTTTTGTTCTACTCTTGTTTCGACACTTGCTTTTTCTCTGACATCAGGTCCTAATTCTATTAGTTCATCTATTATTTCACTTATAACTTCTAAACGTAAATTAATATCATCATACATTGCAAACATGGAATGGTCTTTTCCGTTCCTATGGATTACTAAATCGTCGTCCATGTTAACTATATTATGAGGAACACTAATTTTTTTAGAACTTGCCATAATCCCTTTCGCCTTCCCAAGGAAAGACTATCCAGACATCTTCTTCACTTTTATTAATTTCTAATGCCGTGTAATCTAATGTATCAAACTCACTTGCACCATTGTCAATTAAACAAGCAAAACGAACTGACTTATGCCATACATCTTCAGGCTTTTTAAGTTCATTTGCTGGTAAAGCATTTCGTCCATGCGTCTCCCAATCCTGTTTAACCCATTCAAGAGTTTTTCCAGTATCATTAATATCGTCAAATACTAGAATGTTTTTTCCACCAACAAATGCTTCATGTGCGGCCCAGGTTAAACTTTCAGGTTGATATCCTTCAGTTATATCTCTAAATCTAACGTCTAATGAATACATTTTAATACCAGTCATATTAGATAAAATAACTGCTGGTACTAATCCTCCACGTGTCATTCCAATAATCATATCAGGACGCCACCCATCTGCGAACATTAGATTATTAATTGAAGTAATCATATGTTCAATGTCTTTCCAGGTATAATGTGCTTTTTTAATCATACGTTAGTCTCCTATCTCGGTGCGAATTCTTGTTGTAATTTAATGTTATCCATAAACTCTTTCTTAACGTGTTCATTGTCAAAGAAAGAACCTTTTAAAACTGTTGTCTGTGTTAAACTACTGTGAGCCCCGATACCTCTATTCTCGCAACAACCATGAGTTGCTTGTATGTAAACTCCTACATCATCTGAACCTGTTATACCACGGATCTGTCTGTTAATTTCCATGGCAAGTTCTTCTTGCAATGTGCCTCTTCTAGCACACCACTGAGCGAGTCTAGTATATTTAGAAAGTCCAATTAATTTGTCTGCGGCTATAAGTCCAATATAGGCAACACCATTAACTGGTTGATGATGATGTGAACATAAACTAATAAGTTCACTACGTACAACCAACATACCATCATATTTTTCGTTTGTAATATGATCTGGTTCATTTGGAAATGCGGTTGCAGGGGGAGCAGGATTATATCTACCTGCCATTAGTTCTTTAATATACATTTTAGCTAGGCGTCTGCCTGTGTCCATACTGTTAGGATCTGTTTTCCTATCAATAATTAAACTGTCTAAAACTGATTCAAACTTTTCTGTTAGTTCTTCTATTAAGGCTTCTTTATCGCCTTCTTTTATAACTTGACTGATGTTATCACCAGCCCAGTATCTAATGCCGGCTTCTTCCAGCCTTGCTTTAATGATCTTGGAGGTCTTTTCCACAATACTATGCTCCTTTAATTGTTTTATATAATTTTTCTCCGTTAAAGAATTCGTCACATTTTTTGACTACTCTTTTACAGATATCTTTGTTAATTTCTAAATTTTCAGGTACTAGCATTGTTTTAATTTTTTGTGCTAGTAATCCTTTGTTTACTGTAAATCCATCAGTATTTAGAGTCCATTGTGTTGGATACAATACTTCTGGAATAGCCATCTCTTTATAAGATAGTCTTTCAGGTATCATTGGAATAGTTCCCACCAATGCGGCTTCATACCAACTAATACCTAATGTTTCTTGTAAGTTAGCACTAAACACAATTTTACTCTTTCCCAATAGGGTATGATATTCATGTTTGTTTAGTTGCTTTTCCTGTGCTAGAACAAACTCATAGTCTGGTAATAGTTTTCCTAGCTCACGAAACATTTCAGGTTGTTTTTCTTCTGCTATTCTGTGAGGGAATAATATAATATTCTCTTTCTCAAGATTTGCATAAGGAGCCAATTCTTCTTTTAGATATTCCATTGGCCAACCAATTTTATGAAACTGTTCATCTGGCTTAATACCAAATACTGTACAGAACATATCAATATGAAATTGTGTTGCAAAATAGTTATGATCATAACAGTTAAACATACTTGCTTCAGCATATCTAACCCAGTGTTGATTACCTATCAATCTGCCTAAAAAATCAGCAGGATCATATGAACCGGCGTGCCACATACCACCTACTTTAATATCAACATCTAGTAACTGTGCCATATACTTTAATTGAATTACTGTTGGATTCCATGCATCTGTATATAAAAAATAGTCACCGTCTTTCACTGTTCCATTACAAAACATTTCACCAATTTGCATAAGCTGATTAGACTTATAAACATTAGTTCCTCCAAAATTTAGGAAAGCCCCAGGCGTTGTCGCCTGAGGTGTTTCTCCACCACTGATTACTTTTACTTCTAAGCCGGTAGCCTGTTGGAGTTGAACAGGCAAGTATTTTTTCCATTGTGCCGTATAACGAGTGTCGACGGCTTCAATGTCTACAATATACACTGTCATGGAGTAACTTCTTTCCCTTTATTAGCATCTTCTTTTTCAGCAGGCACTATGTCTGCTTTATGAGAAGACTTTGTACCATCAGGATGCTCAATTTCAACTGTTAAGTCAATTGCCATTGGATCCGTATAGACAAACTTGCCAACGTGGATCTTAAGTTTCTTAGGACTTCGATCCTTGTTAATTTTGATTTGCACATCATAAGTATATGCATTTTCCTTTTCAGTCACCTGAATAGTAAAGTTAAAAATCTTTCTTGAACCCTGTAGGTCCCCGAGAAAAGATTCGAATAGAGCTTTAACTCTATCACTGTCTTTTTCATTAAACATCCAACCATCGTGTGGTTCGATAATTTTTAACAAATCATATTTTATATCCTGAAGGGTATAAATTCCTGGGATTTGATAAAATGTCATTTACTTTCTCCAGTAAAATTAAGTTTAGCACCATTTTCACCGTCTTCACTGATGCTGATTGAAAAGTTACGATTAGGGAATCGTTTGTGAATGTGTTCAGCTAGTTCTTCTGCCATCATTTCACAAGACTTATAATCTAGCTGAATAGTTCCGTCTGCATATAGTCTTTCCATCCAACGTTTGAATTGAATAAATTCAATTTCTCTGTCATCATGAAATACATCTATATCTACACGAAAGTGAAATATATGTCTGTGAGGATATCCTAAAAAACTGACGTCGTCCCAATCACCTGTTGCAAGTTTTGGATCATCCAACGCCGCTGGATATTTATGAATGCCTTCTTTTTGGAATGTTACCCAAATCTGGCTATTCAGTAGTTTAAGAGTCATATTCGATCTCCAGTATTAGTCGTCAATTTTTGAACGAAGTAATTTTAAAATTTCCCATAATTTCCAATCGATTGCTTCAGCATACTTCATAAACTGTTCGATTGTTTGAGCGTCCATAGTGCCACTAGTTTTAGGCTCAGCACTGGCGGCTGTTGCAGTCGTGCCAGTTTCTGTGCTTTCTGTAGCCTCTTCATCTAATAAACGTATTTTCTTTGTCATAATGTTTTTACTCCTTTATACATTAACATTAATTGGTTCTTTTGTCAATGACTTAATTGTATTTTCTAAGTCAATGATTGAGTTTTTTATTTGCAGATCAAGTTTTTCAATCTGTCTTTTTATACTTAACTTTTCAAGTTTCATGGATTTAAGTTTATCATAATTAAACTTTGGAACTTGTTTCCAAATTTGGGCATCTAAATCCCTATGTTGTTCTTCTAATGCCTTCTTTTGATCTCTCAGTTCTTGTATTCCCATTTTACTCTCCTTTTTTATAGTGTTGCCAATACATCTTCAGCTTGTTCAGCTTGTTCTTCAGTAAACTCGTCTAAAGAACTAGAAGATGGGCTGTCTGTTTCAAATAAGTTACCAAATGCACTATCGGTTGAAGTCAGACTTTTTGTTCCATTAAATTCAGCTAATAAAGGTCTAGCCTCCTCTAATAAACTCATTGGATTCTCTGTACGAAATAACTCATCAATAAACTTATTCATAAATAAGATCTTTCTAGGAACCCATGGATCAATTTCAAGACTTTTGCCTTTAGCTTTCTGAAAACTACGCCAATCAATATCAAGACGTTTAGTTGCCAGATCAGCTAGAGCATTAGCTCTTTGTACTGATTCAATATGTTGATATACGTTATGACTCATCAATAACATATATGTAAAACTATCCCAGGCAGTTTTGCCTTCTTTACCATTTTTATTAAGCATTCCTGGAGAATACCAGTTAATATCGCCTTGTGTCATTCTACTTCCAATTGGAGATGTCCAAGTAAAAGGTATGTCACTTTTAGCAAATTTTTTATCATCTACAAATGCGTCCATAACATAACCGAACTTATCATTTCTATGAACGTGTTGAGTATAAACTTGCCCCATTGCTGTCGCTAAGAAAGGAGAAGCACAATCAAACATTACTTTCATGTCTGGATTAATATGTTCTCTAATAGCTCTTTGTAAGGCTGTAAGTCCTACTGCCCAATCAAGTTTACTAGTTCCAAGGAAGTGTAATACATCACGTTCACCTTTTTCTAATAGCTTGTCATCTCTCATCTTAATCATAAGATTGAGAGTAATATTAATGTCATACTTTGTTGCACCACCAAATGCCCAACCTTCAAATGGAAAATGTTTAACTGCATCATACCAAACACTTGCTTCATGATTTGTACGACCCTGCATAACATTTAAGTATTTTGTTTGTCCTAGTCTATTTTTAACAAACCAATCACAATTAAATTTTGTATAGTCTAGGCATTGTGCAAAATCTTTAATACCTGTTTTTTGCTTGTATGGTTCACTAGCCGCCATTGTTGGAATATCAAGAATCATACTATAGTCTGCCGTGTACTCTAGCCACCCTAGAATCTTTTCACGTAAACTATCGTCTGTTTTAAATTTATCCCAATCACATTTAATAACGCCTTTAATAATTTGAAATCCACCACTGTCACCAAGAATAAATGTATTCTTTCTATCACGTTGTTGAACCATGTTATCGCTAACGTCTGCTTTTGTTAGATCCAATTGAGCATGGCCTGCTGAATACAAGGCCCAATCATATTGGTAATATGTATCTTTTTGTTTTAGGAAATCCATACCATCTACCCCATGTTCAAATAAGGCAGGAACACGATCTGGAGAGATAAAATCATCTCCGTCTTTCCTATACTTACTGATTACGTTGTTGTAGAATGTACTGATACTAGGCAAAAAGATTGCATAGTCTTTATTTTTCTCAGTTAGATTTACTGTCATTTAATTATTATCCTAGGCTGTTTGTGCTGGAAGAATATAATCATATTTTGCAAGTCCACTATCAACACTGATTTGTAAAGCACCTTTAGTACTAATACTCATTACACAGGCACCGCTCATTCCTAGTTTTAGGATTGCTAATACCTGAGCTAACGGCCAAGCCATTTCATGATTAATCTCACCATCGACATTGTTTGCGAATGTTCTGTTTCCTGTAAAAGAACCATCACTTGCTCCAACACTTAAATTTAAGTTACCATCTTGAGTTTTAATTCTCATATTAGGTTCAATAGCACCATAGATTGCCGCGACTTCATTAAGTTCTGCAACCTTTTGTTTTGTAGGTTCTACTGTAACGTCCCACTCAACACCTTTAAATTTAACAGTTTGTAGAGCTTGTTCAATAATCTCTTTACTCATAAAACGATACTGATCTTTGTTGCCCTCAGTATCTTTAAATAACAAATGATCTGGAGCATTTTGTCCATTACGCTCACGACTTACTACTTCAACAGTAGAACCATCAGCATTATAATTTGTTAATTTTGTAATACCCTGAAGCAATCCCATATTACCAAGTCCAAATTCACCTGTAAATTCTGGGTAGTCTCCATGTAGTTTTGCTTTAAGAATAACAGTTCTATCAGGATCCATTGCATTTAGCTCTGTCTTACCTGATTCACCTGTTACCTTAACTGCTTGGATAAAGCCTAAGCCAGCTGTGTGCTTAACAATATCCTGAACGATATCTTTTGTACTCATATTTAGAGTCTCCTTCACTTATAAGTTAATAGTATAACTATATGATTAAATTGATGTTTTGTCAACTGTTTTTTTAAGAAAATTGTGCACCAAAAGGATCAAATTCCGTACCACATTTCTGTGAGCAAACGCCTAATTTGCCTTCTTTTATGCTATTAAGTTTCCAACTACGTTGTATATCCTGCATGATTCCTGTATTGAAGACGTGCTTAATGCCATGCAGTTTAGCACTAATCGCGTCTTTTCCGCCTGCTCTGTCTATAAAATCCCATACTTGTTCAGCACGGTGATCATCATGCCACCATTTATACATTCTTCCGGCGACCCAACAACAAGGCATAACGAGTCCTTCGGCTGTAATAAACAAGTTTCCAGGACCTGCTACTTTACAGTCAATTTTCGCTTTGTTATAGTATTCCATCATACTACCATACGTTTTTTGTATCTCTTTTTCCTTCGCTATTGCTAGATTTTGATGCTCTAGTTTTCTAGGTTTTGCAAGTACCTGGGTTTGTTCACCTTTACGATTACGTGACTGATGAAAGTCTTTACCCTTATTTTGTACACTTGAGAAAAAACGTCCTGTCTTTTTCTTCATAAATTTTTCTACACCCCACTCTTTTGCTAGGGCTTCTGCTTCTTCTACTTGATGTTCATTATGTTCGAATATTAAATAATCCCAACGAGCTCTACCACCGGCTTCAATAAACGCTCTCATATTACGTTCTACTAAATCCCAATGTACTCCTTGTCTATATAAATGATTTGTATCTTTTAATCCATCTACTGAAAATATAACTGCACCATGCTTACCAATTGTCTTTGCTAGATCCTGCCACCATGCTACTGTTCTGGCACCAGCATTAGTATTCATACTCAACCACATTGTATCGTTACAAGCTCTAAACCAATCAAATACTTCTAGTGTATCTTTAGCACTAATAGGATCACCCAAGTTTCCACACATATACATATTCTTTAACTGTCCTACAAAATCAGCTGGAAAGATATCAATACAATCATCTAATGTTAATTCTTGTAAATCACTTCTAATATGTTTGTTAACTACTCCGCCGTTTTCATTACGATCACACATTGGACAAGATGCATTACATCTTTGAGTTATCTCTAAATGTATTTCTTTTATGTTTTCATAATTGTACATTAATTAAACCACATCCATAATAAGCCAGGAATAATAATTGCAAACTGTGGTAAGAAATTTAGGATAAGAGCTTTTTCATTCCATTTATATCCTACATATATCCAACCAGATGCTCCTAACATTTGTAAAAAACTATTCCAGGGTGTCCATCCTTGAACATGAAATATCATTGCTATTAATATTAATATAGCACTTGTATATTTAATATAAAATACGTGTCCTCTATTCTTCAATAACGAATTTAACATCTACTCCTGGTCCTGTTGCACTTGGTAAATCACCATGTTCTAATACATAGTATTTAATCACGGCACGATACCATAAATGGCTATTATGATATGCATCTTTATTAAATTTATGTATACTATTATTATCTGCAGGCATGGTACTGATTGCTCGAGCCGCTTCTCTCTGTAGTTCTCTTGTGGATAAACCATCTAAAATAGCATTCCACATTTCATCATCCATTCCATCATTCATTATAGTTACCCCAAGTTTAAATTCTGCCATTTTTGTTTGTTTGCATCTAACCCACAAACATCATAACATATATACCATTTTTCATCTTCTATTCTATTCTTAGATCGTTCCCAATGATATGATTGTAATGCATTTTCTAATGTATTTTTTCTTAAATCAAGATCAGAACTGAAAAGCTCATTAGCATCAGGATGATTTAAATTATCTTTATCTGTACCATATCTTGTTTCACTTGCATAACAACAATTCCATATTTGACCATACGGATCTATTTGTACATACTTTCTGTTATACCATGGACATTTAGATTGTGTATGTGGTTCGTGTTTTGTTCTACCTGAATTAACAGTTCTATATTTTGTTACTTGAACATCACTGTCTTGTATATCTTTTGTAGAAACTACTACATTATCAAGTGACAAATAATCTTTAAGACTATAACTCTTTCTTGCTCTATGTTCAAAACATCCTATTTCTTTTGCTAACTTTGCTATGTCTTTTATTTGATGTTTGTTATGATTAAATAATGTTGTAGTCATATTTGCATTGCCACCTGCTGACGTAAATGCTTTAATGTTTTCAATTATCTTATCAAAGCTAGTCTTACGTCTATATATAGAATGTGTATCTTTTAATCCATCTACACAGAAAATAACTTGTAATCTGTTACCTCCCATTGTAGCTAGTTCTTTCCAAAACTCTGTTGTTCTTAGAGAACCGTTAGTACTTATTTGTAATCTCATATCACTTTTTGTAAACAGATATTCAGCCATATATAGTAACCCAGGGTGCATACCTGCATCTCCAAAGTTGCCATTTAAATTAACTAATTCAAAATCTAATTTGTTTGCTTGATCAATTATACTACGCCATAATTTAAAGTTCATATGTTGTAGTTCTAACTTTGGGTGTATTGTATCATCTTTGTAACTTATGTGCCGTTGACAGGCACCACAATGTGAATTACAATAACTAGTTATTTCTATTTGTAAGTACTTTGTATTCTCTAACCAATTCATCAGTTTTTAACTAATCCTTTGAGTTTGACCATCATTGCCATTTCTTCAGTCTTAAATTCTATTTCAACATACCTGTGGCCGTTTTGCCCCATATGACTTCCTGCTAAAGTAAAATGAATCATATAATCTAAATCCATTTTTGCTAGTTGAAAGGTTATATTCATTAATGCGTCGTACACAGGAAACACATCACCTTCCTTATAATTTGAAAACTCTGTAATATCATATGATAATACTTTAGGGTCTTCCATGTTTGTCATTTATTTAACTCCTATCAGCATAAATCTATTATATAGAAACGTATCGAGTTCCCCTTCGTAATAGATACTTTGCATTGGATATTTCTTTTTAACTGCTTCAAGATCCTTGCAACAATTCATATGCTGTTCATTATCAAAATAATCATTCTGATGTAGTAATACAAACGTTCCACTTGGTAATTTTTCAAACCAAGTATCATCCATATGTTCACAAGATGTATTAATAACCATATTCATTTTGTCTATAGTTACTGTAGCCATCTCATTTACATCTAGATTATGTTGTCTTATTTCGTCCTCTTTTTCTTTTAATAATCTTGTTCTAATGTTATGATCCAAATATTGTAGCTCTTTCCCTTTCCAGGATAACGTATTAACATCACGTGTCAATGGAATAAATCTTCCTTGTTCTACTTGATCATGATATAATCTCTTACTTGGATTTACACATTTTTCATCTAAATCAATTGAATAAATTTTATTTACGTTAAACTGAGTGAATAGCATATGTGCTATAAAGTTATACCACCCACCATAGAATACTACATTACCTATACTACCATCAACAATTTTAGCTAGTTCACTTACAATCCATAATTTGGATCTCACTTGTCCACGTGATAGAAAGTCATTCATATCTGGCATTTCTGCGGCTTTATCACCTTCTGCCCAATAGTTAATAAATTTACAAGTGTTGACTAGAAATTCATCTTCTAACATATACTTACGAAATAATGTTGCCAGTAGTTGTGGCTTTAGTTCAACATCTTCTAGCTTTTCGTGTAGTAGAGCATTCATCCAGGCTTTGACATGAGCAGGATTTGAATTAGGCATTGAACATAATTCAATCATAACGTCACGTTTACGAAACCAATTATCATGATATAATGCTTTGTGTATGTGATCCCAACGATCCTTCTGTCCAGTAAATTCAAAGAACTCACTTAATCCATTCATCCAATGATATTCTTTTTGAAACTTTTTTAAATCCACTACTTGACTCCTATTAACATATATCTTGTATAAAGTTGTAAATCCAATTCACCATCATAATAGATAGTTTCCATTGGATATTTTTGTTTAGCTTCTTCTAATGTCTTGCAACAATTACTATGTTGACTATTCTCAAAATAATTATTTGATTGTAATACAACAAAGGTTCCTTTTGGTAAGTTATCAAACCAAGTGTTATCCATATGTTCACAAGATGTATTTACTACTGCATCAATTCTGTCATTAAATGGTTTAACAACGTTTTTGTTTTCCCAAATAATATTTTCAACACTGTCAGTTATTCCTATAAATTTTTCTGTTTCATATAATTTTTTACTAGGTTCAACAACAGATTCATCTATATCAACACTATAAATTGTATTTGCTTTAAACTTTTCAAAGAAGAAATGGGCGGTAAGATTATACCAACCTCCGTAGAATACTACGTTACCTACACTGCCATCAACAATCTCTAATAATTCATCTACTAACCAATTTTTACTTTTAACTTGTCCTCTACTAAAGAAATCATTAAAGTTTTTGATTTCTATGTCCTGCTCAACACAATATCCAACCATTCCATTCAATCTTTTAATAAATTCATCTTCTGTTATTTTTGCTAATATGGCTAAGATAATTTCTCTCTTTGGATAATAGGTATTCAACGTTCTCATTATTGCCGTGTTAACATATGATTTAAGTTCAGTATCACCAAATTTTAGACTTCCACGATCAGTTACTTTCATAAGTTCAAATATGAGATCCCTCATCTTAAAATTGGAAGTAGTAAACATACCTTTGTATACTATATCATACTTATCTAAAAAACCAGCCCACTCTGCATAGTCTGATAAACCACGTAGCCAAGACTCTTTTTCTAAAACTTCATTAATTTTAGATCGACTCATTAAATGTTTTCTCCAACCATTCCCAATCGTTAATTTTGTTTAATGCATTACGATTATCTTTGTAGTGTAACCCAAAGTCTTTACCTTGTTGGGCTCCTAATAAGGCGTACTCACCAAAGCGTCTATTATCGCCTCGTGTACACCATACTTCTAATCGATAAGCATCGTCTACTTGCTTATTATGATCTATAATATTACTTGCTAGTTTTGTACATTCTCTAAATGCACTACGCCAAGTATTAAATGGATCAGTATTGAATGCTGTTGTGTTTGATATTTCAAATTTAGGAACAAATTTTGCACCAATTGAAGTTGTCATATCTACTTTAAATTCTTTTACTTTTAATAAATTTGCTTTTGGAAATAATTTAACTCCACCATATCCATATATTAAATCATTAATTGGATTATGACTTCTGTATGTGAAAACACATTCTGTTTCTGGAACACCAGGATATGCTTCACGCCTATCACTGGGTTCAAATTTAAATTGAAAGTTTTCTGAAATTACTGCATCTGCGTCAACTACGTAGAAATATCCGGTTCTTGATTCTTCGGCACAGGCTTTATGTGCATTAAGTAAACCTTTTATTCCATCAATACGTTTTGCATTTGGAGATTTTTGTTTCAGTATTTCAAAGTTTTCATCTGCCTCCGGCTCACCGAAAGTCAGCATAAAAGTATCTAACATTTAAAATTTACCTTCTATTGATTTTATGTTTCTTTTGTTGTTCAGACATCACTTTGTGAGTAATATACCCACAGGTAAACGATACTCCGATAACAGTTATGATGGCAAGCCAGTGCCATAAAATAAATAAATCCATGATTTCGCTTTCTTGATATGTATAAATAATGTTATATACATACTTATTTATTTATATTATAAGGCAATCTCATGAAAAAATCAAGAAAAATCTTAACAATGGATGACATATCTGCTCGAAATCAAGAGTTGGTTAATGGCTTCTGGAATTGGATGGAAACTACTGATAGAGCTAGAATAGTCAAGTTTAACGTACCTGGCAGGACTCTCCGTAGTATATTTGATAGCGATCCTCTTGAATCAACTACACTAATTGATACTATGAGCGATAAAATTAAACGTTACCAAAGTGTCTCACCCTTCAGAAAACAGCAATTTAAGATTACTGACCCTGCTCAATGGACTGAAGATGAGAGTCTGGGAGGAAATATTGACATATATTCTTGTTATAGTATATTTAAGTTATGGTGGTTAAGCCAAAGTATAGATAAAGAAGAACAACAATCACCCCTACAAATTATACAAGTTGGCAGAAAATATAGTTGCCACCCGGGTAGTGATAAAAGAATAGTGTTATGTTTATTGAAACCACAAGCTAGAGTTAGATGCTTTTATGTACATTACCCAGAATTTGATCCATCTCCCTGGCACTGGACACTTCCATATGATGAAGTGAATACTCCAGATGAACTAGTTGAAATGTTTCATTGTGCTAATCATCATACATTTAGATTTTTTCACACTAATGTTAAAATAGACGGACATACTTTCCATGTTGATGATTATCATTACAAGCCATTTGCTTTAGGACTTCATAAGGCGGCTGTAAAATATAGAAAAATTAAGAATAAAGAAAAATTTAAAGTAGATGTTGATCATCTAACTTATGTAGATGCTATTCATAGAATGGGTATGATGGAATCAAAGGAAATGATAGATGATATTTACTTTAAAAATGATTGGACTTTCCAGTTAGGAGAGTTTAAATTTTTACTCGTTAATGATACGTGGTTACCAGAAAGTTTTGTAAAGGCTCCAAAAAGTTTGATAGACTCAAAATATAAAACTAATACTTTAACTGCAAATTCATTCACAAATAATAGGCCGAACATAAGTAGGCATAGGTTAGGACAATAAATTTATGAAATCAATAGATCTACAAATAGCTTCAGACCATAGAGGCATGGAGCTCAAGGACAAAATATCCGAATGGTTAACACCACTTGATGATGATAACCCAACAAGATTTGGAATTACTTTATTTCAAGACGCAGGAGTATATAATAATAAAAAGAAAGCCGATTATCCTGATGTTGTACAGGCTGTAGTTAAGGATTTTGCTACATGGGATAAAGTAAAAGCAGGCTGGAAAGTCTATAATATGGGAATTATTATATGCGGTTCAGGATTTGGCGTATCAATAGCCGCCAACAGGTTCCAATATATTAGAGGGGTAGTTTGCAGAACTCCCAAAGATGCTGAAATGGCACGTAAACACAATGACGCGAATGTTTTATGTTTAGGTGCTGATTTTACAAGTTTTGCCCAATCCAAAAAAATAATCGAAACCTTTTTAACGACAAAGTTTGAAGGTGGAAGACATAAAAAGAGAGTAGAAAAACTAGGGAAACTGTAATGAAAATAAACCATGGTGAATGGATAAAATTATTAGTGAAGCTTCGTATGTTTTATGCTGATATTAGAGGACACCATGGAAAGAAATGGAATTACGAACCAGGGGATCACTATATGGGCATGAGAAAATCTAAGAAGTATCATGAAAAAATAAAAAAGTGAAAATATTTATAGGTTATGACTCAAAACAAGCTGATGCATCAAAGGTTTGTGAGTATAGTTTAAGATATAATAGTTCAGTACCACTTGAAATATATCATTTAGATACTAATGAACTACGTAAGGCTGAAAAATATTTTAGACCTGACGGAGATCCATCTAGTACTGAGTTCACTTATAGTAGATTTTTAGTTCCATATCTGACAGGGTATAAAGGGTTTGCTATGTTTGTTGATAGTGATTTTGTATTCTTAGATAACGTTACTAAATTATGGGATCAGATAATATTAGAAAAAGTTAACTATTCGTTCACTAGTGTCTGGTGTGTTCAACACCCTGAATACACTCCTAAAAGTAATATAAAGTTTTATAATAAACCTCAATTAACCTTCCCTAAGAAGAATTGGAGTAGTCTTATGATATTTAATTGTGAACATAATGACTGTAAGAAACTAACTCCTATTACTGTAAGTAATCAAACACCACAGTGGTTACACCGTTTTGAATGGACGAAAGATAATAATCTTGGATCCATATCAAAAAGTTGGAATTTTTTAGTAGGTGAATATGAACATCAAACTAGTTTACCACACGCCTTACACTTTACAAATGGTGGGCCGTTTAATGATGTATGGGGACAGGATTATGAGGAATATTGGCTAATGTATAGAGACAAACTTAACTCTCTCGCTGAGCTCGGTGAACTTCAAAGTCCAACCAGTATTCGTGAACTTTTTTAATATATTTTTCGTTTGCATCTGCTTTTAATATCTCTTCAACTTCAGGATCATAATAAGCAATAGGAAAATCTAGTTGTCTACTTAACTGTTCAAGATAATCCCCTTTATACATATACAATAGTTCTTGACTTAAAAAATGTACATCATGTTCTGCCGTTAGAAATTTATACTCTTGTAAAGCAATATCTAATGTTGCAGAACCACGTACTCTCTCCTGTTGACTCTTTACAATATTTTGATCTCTACCTATAAGAGCAATTTCAACATCACAATATTCTTGCACTTGTTCTATAAACGATTGATAGTCTGGTACTAATGGCATTCCGTTTGTATAGAAAGGACATGAAATACTTGTTACATAATAATCACTTTGTGTCCAATCAAACTCTTTTAATAAATGTGGCTTGCCCCAATATTTGGCAAACGGTTCATGGTGATGTCCTTCCCAATACGTATTAAGTAATGTTTTCCAACCATACACATCTTCATGTAATGCAAATACTTTAGAAAATAAATGATTACCTGATCCTTGGGGACCTGTCATTATTAACATTCTACTCATCTGGTGGATTATCCTTTATATCTTGTGCTATCATATCGTATATACTTGAGTAACACCATTCACAAAATGTAACTGGTAATATTCCAAAATGTCCTTGTATGCCACCTGCATCTTCATCATATTTACTATCACAAATACTACAAGTATCTTTAGGTTCAAATGGATTATCTTTTTTACTCATAAATTTAAATATCCTACTACCACATCAAACTTTAATAATGACATTGGATTTTCCTGTTTATACATATAACCTTCAATTGATCTAATATAACGTGCTAAATCACTGTCTTCTGATTCTATCTCTAAATTCCATTTTCTTTTAAAATGTCCTGAACTAGCGATATGTGTATCCATTTGATGAACAAACATAACTTCCAAAGCCTTCTGAGCTTCTTCTTTAATCATAATTTCTGCTGTTTCATTATCTTTATAATACTCTTTATAATGTGGATATGGTATATCAATACCTCCTACACTTTTCCAACCTATGACGCATTGTTCTGGTCGTCTTGTGACAACAACGAATTTCGATTCTGGAAAAGTTTTAACAAGCCAATCGAAATTATTAATGAACTGATGACACCTAACAATGTGATGCTTTGAATCATCCCATACTTCCCAACCTTTTTTGATTTGTTCACAGATTTCTTCCTTTGTAAATTTTGTAATGTTATCAAACTCTGTACCTAAATCTTGTCCTGGGCCAAAGTATGCACCTGTATGTCTAACTCCATTATATACTTCTTTATGTACCATTAAACGTTCAGGAGTTCTGTCTGTTTTGTCTACATTTAGTTCTGGTACTTCACTTAATACCCAGCTAATTGCACTCCATTTTGATCCAGGAGCACCTGTTAAAAATATTAATTTCGATGTGTCCATAGTTCATGTTCCAAGTTTAAAAATTTATGTGTCTTTTGTTTTGTATCAACTCTATCATTTATAAAGTCTTTAAATATTTTATAGCTTCTAACGTTGGCTGTACTTAATACCTTATCATCAACGTGTTGCATACGAACTGCTCTTCTTTGTTTGAAAAATTTTAGTTTATAAGATTTAAGTTCATCATACATTGAGTCTTCATACCATACGCCATGTTGTTCTACTGCCCAAACATCTTTAACTGTTAAATCTGGCTTCTTTCTTTTTAAATGTAAAGTCCATTGATGATATTCATTTGTTTCTTCAACTGTCTGATGTCTAACATATCCTGGAAAATTTAGTCCAACTGTCATATATCTTTTCAAACAAGCCACTGGGTCATGTACAATATTAATTATTTTAGCATTAGGAAAATATTCTCTAATCTCATTAGGCAAACTATGAGTACAATATAAAATATAAGTATTGTTTGGAATAAGATGACCACCTGACTCATTAAATTGTTCTTCAAATGTTTGTGTATAGTATTTATGTTTGTCTTTTACAAACTTTTGTATGTAGTCATATGGCGGTGGCAACATCTTTCCATTGGGCATTAATCTATTATAATGATATCCACTTATCTTTCTTTGCTCAATAGAACTATCATTTCTACTAGAAATATTCCATGGCATTATACCATTTGCTGGGTGACTATACCAATAAACATTTGGTAATGTTGCTAATACTCTAGCCAGTCTATGTCCACGAGCCGCTTGTTCAAAACTAACGAATAATAAGTTTGACTTATCTAATGCTTTCATTTTCTGCCTTTAAAATATAAATTACCATCTACTTCTTTTACTAAATCACCGGTTGCAAACCAGTTATCACCATATACACTGATGTTACCTTTTACTATTAGTTCTTCATTTAGAATTTTGTAATCACAATAAAAAGTATTTCCTAACAATGTGTAATCTTTTGGACATTTTTCTTTGGCTTCTAATACCTGATCTAAACTTGTAAAGACTGAATTAATTGCAATAGGACCTACCTCAGTCATTCCCCAATTAGCCATAAATGTTGCACCACGTTCTACAAAATGTTCTATTACATTCCAATGAACTCTATCACTACCACAAGTTATCCATATTCCATTATAGTCTACATTTATATCTGTATCCATTACGTCTTTTGCTTGTAATGGTGTTAAATGTGTATGAGTATAACTTTTAATAATTTGTGTAAAGAATAAAGGATTGAAGTTATCTACCTTAATTGATGCTCCTATAGTATAAGCTGGTAATGTCTGTGCAAAAATACCTCCGGCGTGTTTGAGTTTACCTACAGTCAACACTCTACTTTCAGTTCCTAGCTTTTGTGCCATGATAGCCGATGTGTTACTCGCTGTAATCTTTTCTGGAGATTGTAATATACTTTTCTTAGGTCCAGTTGTTCCGCTAGTATGCAGATAACCGCCCACAGAAAGCCATGTATCATATTCAGGATTTACCATAACTATATTATAAGCGATATATGTAAGAAGTCAAGAAAAAAGTGAGCAGAGTAATTCTGCTCACTTTACCTAATGTCAAAGGATTGTTTTGTTATGCATAGTCCATTGTTCGAGACTTATTAAAGAACCCGTATAACAGAAGCCCTATACCAATTAAAATACATATTGGTAATGCTGGGTGTTCTATGAATGTAGGGTTATTAAAGATATAGTTTTGACTTAATAAACTAAAATCTCCAGATAATGCCGCTGATACTGACTTTATATCATCATAAAAGAATACATTAGATAACTGTAGATAAGACGCCTCGATACGTGGGAATAAAATATAAGCCATAAGTAACGCAGGTCTACTAAACTTAAGATACTTACAGAACATACCAATAGCACCAAATGCCACTAGCATTGTTAAATCTTCCCATACACTTGAATAATATCTACTTGCAAGAACCGCCCAAATTGTTAATGCTAACATTGGAGGAATCCAATACAATGGATTGATGTAAACAATCTTACAACACCATCTTGCAAACACTAACATTAAGACACCAGCAAAGAACGTTCCGAGCATATATCCACTCAATAAACTATTAATAAATTGAGTATCATCCATTATATACGGATTACCAACTTCAAAGCCTATATAAAGCCATAGTGCCATTAATAATGCAAACACTTTACCGCCTGGAATACCAAACATAATAGTAGGTAATAAGCCTCCCATCTTGCCAGCATTATTAGCACCTTCAGGTCCTATAACACCTTTGATATTTCCAGTACCAAACTTTACTTTTTCTTTTTTATTAATTGCTACTGTGGCACTATAGCTTGTCCAGTCACCAATACCACCACCAGTACCAGGAAGAATACCTACAACAAAACCAATACATCCGCCCATAAAGGCTAGATACTTATGTTTCCAAACAGCAAGAATGCCGTCCCAAGTTTGTTGGTTATGTTCTTTACGTGAAATTTTTGCGACTTGATATTTTGTTGTAAGAGCCTCCCATAATTCAGGAATAGCAAATAACCCTGCCGCCACAATGACGACTGGTACTCCATCTTCAAGATATTCCCAGCCACCTGTGTTACGTACTTCTCCCATCATACCATAACCAATAGATCCAAAAAATAAACCTACGCCTATGGCACATAAACTTCTAAACATATTCTTGGTAGTCACTACTGATATTAAACAGAATGCTACAAGAATAAGTCCTGCTATTTCTGGTACACCTACATATTCTGCTATCTGTCCATAAAAAGGAATAATAGCCATACCCAATGCACCAAATAATAATCCATTAACTGTACTTACTGTAATTGCAGAACTAAGAGCATAACTTGCCTTACCCTGCTTTGCCAGAGGAAATCCATCTACCATTGTACTTGCCGCTCCTGACGCTCCAGGTATACCTAATAGTACACTTGCGAAACTGTCACCAATAGTACATGATACCATTGTTGCGATAGAAAACAATACGAATAGATAATTACCACCAGTAAAATCAAAACTCTGTACAATAACAAAGAGCATGATAATTGCTTTACCTGGGCCTGCACTAGGAATTAGTCCGATCAGTCCCCCATAAAAGATACCGGCAGTGAGCATAATAGCCCACTGCACGGCGATTGGATATGTAAGAATCCACTCCATTATATTACTTTAGAAGCTCAGTTTTTACATAGGCATCTTTATACTTGAATACTTCTTTTGCAAGAATAACAAGTGTTTCTAAACGTTCTTCTGTAATTAGAGAGAATAAGTAATCACTATGTGCTTTTACTTCCTCACCTGCTAACCAAGGGAACGCACCTAGTTTCTTATCTAGACGTGCCATTGCTTCTGGATCAGCTAACATTTCTGCCACTGCGGCATTGATGTCTGCTTTGTATGGAGAGTTTGGTGCAATCCAGATTGTTTTCTGGAAACCATCTCTATATCCTTGGAATGCTCTGTAAGCATCATATACAGGACCACTTGGTTCAACACCATATTCAGCTTTATAAACTTCGTTGAATGATTGTGCTCCTTCAGGTGCATTTGGATCACCGTAGACAGAACCTTTACCGTCTACAATACCATGTGCAAACCATACACGACTTTGTCCTGAAGCATACTGTTCTCCATATGCCATCATTGAACTTTGTGGTGTATCACGTGTTGAGTCTAACTGACCTTTTCTAAATGCTTGACGTCTTTCACCACCAGAATTAAATCCTGGAATGAAACGTAGACGTTCACTAGTACATGATAAGAACGTTTCAACTGTTGCATTAAGTTCAGGGCCACAAGCCATCATACCAACTGCAATAATATCAGCGGCAAATCCTGTACCACCAGTTGCTGGAAATTTAACTACATCATTTTTAAAATCAACACCGTCGTTGATTGAAACCCAGATATTAGTATTCATTACAACCACTGGATCGTAGTTACGATAATCAAAACCACCTACGTCTTCAATAAGAAAGCCTTCACCGTTACCACCGTGTGCAATCATAAGTGTTTTTGGACGTTCCATATATGAACCGCCATAGTCTTTAAGAGACTTTTTACCACGTTGTCCTGGTAGGTAACGTGGAATAATATTATGCCCATATTTTTCGAGCTTGGCATTAAGCTCTTTCATTACTGTGTCGCCCCAGAATGCCGTACCGCCTTTACCTGGGCCGTTCGGAAACTGAAGTTCGAAAGTTTCTGCTACTGCTGAAGTAGCCATCATAACTGTCAATGCTACTGTTGCTAGAAGTTTCTTAATCATATTAGTTTCTCCTTAACTTCTTGTTTGTGTTTGAAACATTGTAATCAACGTTTCAGTCATGGAAATGCCTGCTCCGATCAGCAAGTTATTCCGATAAAACATCTTTGATGAGTAATGGTTTGTATCTGTTTACGGCATTCGCCACAGTAACCATCATAAAATTTGAGGGGATTGTGTAACTCTACACTAGCTTTATTTATCCCAATACCTTCCAGACAAAGTAGAAACGGTCTCCATCTGGCTTAATACTAACTACTTGACATCCAAGTAGATTAGCACTATTCAGTATAAACTCTGTATTCCAATCAAAAAATTCAATCCATTGTGATTCTTTTGCCTGGTGAAGTTTACCTGGATTAACACGGAAGAACATAAGTCCTCCCTTTGTTGTTAATTTCACTGCGTGTTTTAGTTCTTGTAGTATATTATCTACTGTACCAAAATTAATACTACCTAAACTAATTACCACATCATACGGAACTTTACTTTGGTATTCAAGAATACTTGATTGTATATCTGCCTTTTTATTATAAGGATCAATACCAATTACATTTTTTATCTTTCCTTTGAATTCATTAAACCCGCAACCAAGATCTAAAACACTTCTTGGCTTTAAGTTGTTTACTTCATCAATTAATGCTAGTCCACTATACTTGTATGATTTTGTTTTTGATTGCCATACTTCAGCAAAATATTTTCCTAATACTGCTTTATCAGTTTTGTCAGCAATCTGTATTAAATTGTCTTGATCATTGATTTCAACGTTAACATCAAAAATGCCTCTGATAGCATTTTGCATTTCCGAATAATTGTATAACGTAGAAGGACTACTTTTAACTATTTCAGTTATTCTATTATAAATTTTTCTATTCATTTAATAAATCTACAATTTGTTGAGCAAGGTTAGAAAACCATTCTTCCTTATGTCCTCTGGTTGTTTCAGCGGCAGTACCAATTCTTATACCACTTGTTTCTATAAAGTTTCTGGGATCATTTGGTACTCCATTTTTGTTTACTGTTATATTATTCTTTTCTAATATATCAGCGGCTTCTCTACCAGACCATTTGCTATCACTTAAATCTAATAATAGTATATGACTATCTGTACCATTAGTCAAGAGTTTAAAATTGTTTTCTATAAATATTTTTGCCATTGCCCTAGCATTTTTAATAACCTGCTGAGAGTATTCTTTGAATTCATCTGTGTTTGCTTCTATATAACATTGTGCTTTGGCGGCAATGATGTTCATTAATGGACCGCCCTGTGTACCAGGAAATATACTGCTATTAATCCTTTTAGTATATTCTTCTTTGTTCCATAATATCATACCTCCACGTGGACCACGTAAAGTTTTGTGTGTAGTACTGGTAACTACGTCTGCATATGCCAACGGACTGTCATAAGCCTTGCCAGCAATTAGTCCAGAATAGTGTGCCATGTCTACGACTAATATAGCACCTACAGTATCTGCAATTCTTCTAAATGCTAACCAATCTATTTGTCTTGGATATGCACTTGCACCTGCAACAATTACTTTAGGTTTATTCAGCATGGCTACTCTTTCGATATAGTCATAATCTAACAAACCGTTTTCATCAACACCATAGGTTATTGAATTGTAAACTTTACCACTTAATGTTGGTGGTGCACCATGTGACAAGTGTCCGCCACTTGCTAAATCCATACCCATTAATATATCACCAGGTTTCATGAATGCTTGATATACTGCGGTGTTAGCATTTACTCCTGAATGTGGTTGTACATTAGCAAAATTACAAACATATAGTTTCTTTAGTTCTTCAATGGCAAGATCTTCTATCTCGTCCATATGTTCACAACCATTGTAATATCTTTTACCTGGGTAACCTTCTGCATACTTATTTGTAAATACAGAGCCTGCAAGATCCATAACACTTTTTGAAGCAAAGTTTTCACTTGCAATTAATTCAATAGTTGAAGTTTGTCTATCTAATTCTTTATCTAAAATTTCTGCTACTCTAATATCCATTTACACTCCCCTAATCGTAAATATATGGATCTTCATCTTGTAATTTTTTCATTTTTGCTTTAAGTTTACGTTTGTATTTCCACTTATCAATTTTCTTTTTTATCCAATTCCAAATAAACATATCTTATCCTTCTGGCCAATCTTCGTGCTTCATGTTGGAGTATACTATTTGTCCTCGCTCTCGCATATCTGCTCTAATATTGGTAGCACTAATTTTGTGTACTTCTTCTCCCAAATCATGTTGGGTAAATGTATACCCTACTCCACGACCATAGCTGATATCAACAATATTAGGTAGTTTCATAACTACATAATCTTCATTCATTTTAAAGCCATGTTCTTCTAAACTGTTCCGTATATTAACTACTATTTGGTTGAAGTCAAACGGATTATCTTCGATTCCATGTACGTCTCTTACCATTATACATACCTGCCCAGTATTGTCAAGGGCTTTTTTAAATAATTCTGTATGTCCATCATGCCAGGGTTGCCATCTGCCAAGCATTTGAACTGTGGGCTTTTTCCAATCAAACTGCATTGTTATTATTCTCCATTTGTCTCTGCGTAAAATTTTTTACGACTTCTGCTAATTGTGCATGAGTATCAGTAAACCATTTTGCTACATGATAATTTACTACACTAAGATCTGGCGGTTCAAATAGTTTATTTGTATCATCATATTTTCCCTTTTTAATTGTATCCATCCAGACTATATAATCAGGATCAAAATGTAATCTTGCTTCTCGTGTTGGACAAATAAAGTCTGCTATTGCTATTTTTCCTGCCATTACTACACCATCTGAAATTTGTTTCATTCGGTTAGCTTGTCTTAATCTTCCTTCAGTAGAGAAATCCCAGTCATCATATTGTTTTCTTACTGCGTCTGCGTTAATCCAAATACCACCTAATTCATTTGCTAATGGTTCTGCTAAAGTACTTTTACCACTACCGGGTAAACCCATAATTAATATCTTCATTCTTCTTCCCTAGGTTTTTTGATAATAACGTAATTGTCTATCTTTGATAGGATTTTATAACTAGCAGGTAAGTGAGTTGCCGTTAACTGTTCTTCTCTAAATATTTTAACTATCTTTTTGTTCTTCTGTTTGAATTTCATTCTTGCTACTACTTCTTGTCCTACATAGCAACCTTTTTTATAATCAACTAGATCTTCGTTTACTTCTGCTGGATATAAAGATGGTTGAGTTAAGAAGTTTGTATCTATTTTACCTTGCTCTAATAGTTTTAAAAAGTATTCCTTATTAAATTGATCTTTATCAATGCTTTCACTTTCCACTGTTACTTTAGAAAGAGGAGCATATTGTTTTAGGAAAGATCCTAAATTACTTTGATCGTTTGAACATTCTACAATATAACAATCTCCATTATCTGTTATGGTTATCTGATGTTTAATCTTACCTTGTCGTGTTAATATAAAACTCTCTAACTTGCCATCTATATTTTTTATGTTATTAGTTATAAGTCCTTGAAAGAATCCTTGAAGGTCATTACCTGTCACTTTAAACCTAACTGGGTTAATAGTTTCAACGTACATTTATACTTCCTTTGTAAGCACTTTTACTTTATAAAGATCTTCCCAACGTTTTGCATCTTCCTCCGTGTCTACCATTGGTTCGCCCTTAATATTTAGTGATGTGTTTAAGAGCATAGGGCAACCAGTGGCTGATTCCCACTTATCTAAGAGCTCATAGAGCCCTTTATGTTGCTTTCTTGTTACTGTTTGTATTCTACTTGTACCATCTAAATGTGTAATTGCTGGAAAACTATCAGGATCTTTAGTCTTTCCAATATACTGCATATAGGGTGAACTGTTAAAATTACAATCAAAATAGTCATGTAATTTTTCTTGTTTTATTACTGGTGCAAAGGGTCTAAACTCTTCTCTCTTCTTAACTGTATTAACTAAATCCTTAACATCTTTTCCTCTAGGGTCAGCAAATAATGTTCTATTTCCTAATGCTCTCGGACCAAATTCTGCTTTGCCATTTGCACAACCAACAAGTCTATTGGTTTTTAATTCATTTAATATTCCATTAACAGGATATTTTCCTTTAATATCATATCCTAAATAAGGACCATTCCATTCTATAAAGTCCTTTCTAGCTGAAAGTATTGCACCTAATGAACTTCCTGCATCACCTGGGTTTGGCATAATCCAAACATTTTTATATATGTCATGAGCCATTGTGTTTGCTACACAATTTAAGGCACAACCTCCCATTATTACTAGGTTATTACTATCCACCATCTTCTTTGTAGAAAGTAATAGATGCTTAAATATTTTTTCATATACTGCCTGTGTTCCAGCCGCAATATCTGCATAGTCCTGAATTGTGTTTAGCTCTGGTGCCCACCATCTACAACCTCTATGTAAATTGTGTTTAAGTTTTATGTGAGGAAATTCATCTGTTAATGGATAAAAGAAGTCATTCCAAATTTTATCTGCATATTTTTCTGGATCACCTAATGCTGACCAACCCATTAAAATATATTCTTCTTCATTAGGTTTCAAACCAATACGTTGAGTCATTGCACTATACCATAAACCAACACTATGTGGATATGATTGACTATATACTTTCGTTAACTTTGTTCCTTCACCTTTCCAGATTGTAAGAGTTTCAAACTCTCCTATTGAATCAATAACTAGAACTGCCGCATCATTAAAACTACTGGTATAATATCCTGCTGATGCATGAGTACGATGATGTCTATGATTAAATAGTTTAACTCTTCTTAAATCCAAATGCATTGAATCGTCCCAATCATCTAGGCCTTGATCAACGCCGTTAAATCCATATTTTAAAAGTGTATGATGAGGTCCTGGTTTTTTCCAAGCCGTCTTCCATTGTTTTGCATATAGTTGACGTATTCGTTTTAACCATGAAGTTTCATACCAATGAATACATCTTGGATCACCAAACTCCATAGCTTGATCTATAATTTCTTGATTTAATACAGGATCAAATTTTATACCACTTGTTCTTTCTGCATGAGCCGCAAAAAGAATATCGTTATCTTTTGTTACTGTTAAAGATGCATCATGGGCATTAGCCGTAATGCCCCACTGGATGCCTGAGTAATTTTCCCACGATAACCACATATAATTATATTTACCTAATGCTTAATTAAGACTACCACCAAACATGAAATACATTGTTTTTCTTTAAAACGTGATGCTTGTGATCCTTTTTAATCTTATCTGTTATGGGAAAGTAAGTCTTATCTGTATTGTAACGTTCTACTGAAATGCCTAACTTCTTAGCTAGGTTTTGAACTTTGGATATTTCGTAAAAGTTTCCTGGAAGATATAAAGTTGAAAGAACTCTATACTTTGTAAAGTTATTTATCTCATTATGGAACACTACTTTATCTAAGTTTTGTGTATATTCGTTTCCAAACTGTCCAAATATCTCAATTACGATATCAGTGTCACCATCGTTATTCAAATCACAACCACTTAAATATGGATGCCAAACCCAATCGTTTGGATCTTCTGGTTGTTCGTGAATAGTATCCACGACATAACCTCTTCCATTAAATTCTATTCTATCAATACTATATCCTGAGTAATACATTCTATTACTGCCTTTAAGACTAGATAGCATTAGTATATCTACATTGCCATCGTTATCCAAGTCAGTAAATTCTGCGTCCTGCATATTTCTGGTATTCAAACCATTTATTATAGTTTTGGATTTAAACTTACCTTTGCCGTCTCCCCAATATACTACTGTACTAGGATCGCCGCCATCTAATAACATATCAAGATTGCCGTCATTATCTATATCCCATAACTGAACATTGTTATAACGTTTTCCTGCACTTACTACTGTCTTACGTTTGAAGTTACCATTGCCATCATTGTAGTATGCTGATATAGTTTTCTTATTTGTGACTGTAGCAACAATATCTATATCACCATCACCATCAATATCACCTGTTGCACCGCCATGATGTAATCCTTTTTCGTTTAACTTAATTCTTTTGTAACCATTTGGAGTACTCAACATAACAATATTAGGTTGAGGTTTCCACGGTTCAAAATCTGGACCGTGTTGAATAAACAATACATCATCAATACCATCACCATTAAAATCACTAGCTAAAATATTTCTTGCCATCCAAAAATCAAAGTTATCAGGTGTTTTGTAATTGTCTTTAGAACTAAAAACCATATACTCACTATATCCTT